GGATGATTCGGGTCGTGTGTTGTACCGACAATGCCGCCAACATCCTGAACTGGATCATGACATTGGCACTCGGGCACCCAACATGTACTTTGCTGAATTTCATTGGTCTCCGGTGCGGGCTGTGATCAACGGAGATTTGGTAATCCGGGCTCAAGAATCCATAAATATCGGCTCAGACACCAGACTTTTGGAAAACATGTATCGAGTGGATCTGCAGGTGGTTCGGCGAAGCCAGTGTTGAAGTTTTGCCAGCTGGCGCTTGCAGTCACAGCAGGTCATGTTATACTAACTGAGTTCACTGACTTAAAACATATCACCACATGCCAACTACTGCCGACAACACCACTGACAACACCACCCCACAGCTGAGTGAAGCTGGTATCCATGTGTTCATGGGATCAGTTGACACCGAAACTGTCAAGCCCATTGTTGAATGGATCTTGACCGAAAATCACGTGGTCAAGAAAAAGAAACGCGAATTGCTGCTGATGATCTGCAGCGATGGCGGTCATCTGGAAGCTGCATTTGCACTGACAGATGTCATGGCTGCCAGCAAGATTCCCATCAAGACCGTGGGCTTGGGGCAGATTGCCAGTGCTGGGCTGGTGATATTCTTGGCTGGTCATCAGGGTCGACGAGTACTCACGCCCAACACTAGTATCCTGAGCCATCAGTACAGCTGGGGCAGCGAGGGCAAGCACCATGAGCTGTTTGCTGTGACCAAGGAGTTTGGCCTGGTGCATGATCGCATGATTCGACACTATCAAGAGGCCACGGGCCTGGATGCTGCCACTGTTCGTGCACGATTGTTGCCGGCCACTGACATCTGGCTCAGTGCCGAAGAAGCCCTGGAACTGGGCATCTGCAACTACATCAGTGATTTGAAATCTTGATCACCGCTGGCGACCGCGGCCCAGAGTTGCTTTGGTTCCGTATTTTTCGGCAGGAACAGCAGGAGTTGCAATCTCAATATCCTGGTCCTCGGCAACATCATCAACATCACTGGCACCATTCATTAAAATGTTGAATGTAAAGTTGCCTTTGTTGTCTGTGCTGTAGAATGTTTTGCTTGCACTCAGCAAAACATCAGTTGTGGCCTGAGTGGGATATTTGACAAAAAATGGCTGCATCACTATTTCATTGCCCTGCAGGGAGGCATGAGTTTCGACCTGTATGAAAGCACCCCAGTTCAGTATTTCTGCTGCGGCTTTGCCAAAGTTGGTGGTGGTGTTTACCCAATCGGCCACTTCGATGGCAATGGCAGCTCGAATGTGATAAAATGGGATAATTTTTGATGGGTTTCGTGCATTTCTTTCTTGATATCGTTTTTCAAGAGCAGGGCTCAACAGTTGCTGACCCACTACCGGTGTGCCAGCTGGTAAATTTTGCAAGCTCATGATTTGATCACGCTCTTGGGGTGTTATGATCTTGGCCAATATCGCGGTGTTCAGCGCACCCGGAGTTGAGCCAGCTGTGACAACCTCCAACAAACTGACTTCTTTTTTGTACTTTTCAAGCAGCTTGGCACCATTTGGGTCCTGGCGCATTTCGTTGATTTTGTCCAAGAGATTTTTGGCTGATGCTTTGGCACCGCCCTCGGCCTTGGATGACAGTCCCATGGTTTGCCCTGCAGGATTGATTAGAGTGCTGTCAGTGAGTCCACCAATTTTGCTGCCACCAAAAGTGATACGACAACTGGCATAACCACCTTGGTTCAACCAGTCTTGTTCGGCCTTTTTACCCTCGCCCGTGGTCTTGTGCCCCAGTACCAGAGCCATGGGTTGCAGCATTTCGCAGAAGTAATTGGTAAACGCAGTGAAATTCATGTTGCCCAAGGGAATACGAATAGGATAACTTTTGCTGCCCATGAATATTTCTGTGGCATTTGCTTCGTTGCTGTTGACACCAAATTTTGCCTGTATACCTCCAAGTATGTCTGCAGGACTGAGATTGTCAAGATTGCTACCCAATACATCGGTGGGCTTGTATCCAACGGCTTCTTTTTGTGCCACAGCAGTTTGCAGTCTATACCCACCGGGCAAGGTGTTAGAGAACTCATTTTTCGTCAATATAGGGGATATCTTTTTGAGATATCTGGCCAAAAAATGTTGTTTACCTTTGTCACCAACAAAGTGTGCAATGCCAAATGCACCTTTTTGATTCTTGGGTGCAGGCACAGGATTGCCATTGCTGTCGGTCCACTGTATCAAGGCAGGGTTGATGTTGGATTGTTTACAAACCTCTGCCAGGGACTGTTGCCACTGTTCCGGAGTCTCATATTCGCCGCCACCGGGCGGGTAAAAACTCACTCCCTGAAACACCAATTGATTGCCTTGAGGGTTGGCAAACACAGTGCCGGGTTTTCGGTTGGCTAGACCCACGCTTTCGGTCACGATGTTGTCAATAAGATTAAGTAAGTCTCGCATGGCAGTTGGTGTAAGTAGTATAATACTTATCAACTGACGCAAACTCTCAACAAGGAAAATCATGCCAAATCTAGTGCCCGTGGTGTTGGAAAACACTTCTCGTGGTGAACGCAGCTACGACATCTACAGCAGATTGTTGCGTGACCGAATCCTCATGCTGGACGGCGAAGTCAACAGCCACAGCTCCAGCTTGATCGTGGCTCAACTGTTGTTTTTGGAAAGTGAAAATCCCGACAAGGACATTAGTTTTTACATCAACAGTCCCGGGGGATCGGTCACTGCAGGCATGGCCATCTATGACACCATGAACTTTGTCCGCTGCGACATTCACACCATTGTGATGGGACAGGCCTGCAGCATGGGATCGCTCTTGGCTCAAGCCGGTGCCCCGGGCAAGAGATCGATTCTGCCACATGCACGCCACATGATACACCAACCCTCGGGAGGTGCACAAGGCCAGGCCACAGACATTCAGATTCAAGCACAGGAAATCTTGAAAATGAAAGAATACCTGACCAACATCTATGTGCGTCACAACACAGCTGGCAAAACCTATCAACAACTGGCTGCAGACATGGAACGCGATTATTTTATGTCGGCACAGGAAGCAGTGGCCTATGGCCTAGCTGATCAAGTGATTGCTCGCCGGGAGAAATAATGTTTTTTTCGATTGCATCAGAGCACACGCCCAATTTTAGCAATTTTTATAAATTGGGCAATTTTTGTATCGGTACCGATGCTGGTTGGAGTCAAACCGAGCTTGATAATTGCACAGTTCTATACAAAGGATATGCTGACTGTGCTGCCTTGGCTGATCTATTGCCCAAAATTGTTCAACAAGTCGAGCCCACTCTGACTGGAAATTTTTGTGCCATTGTGTTTGATCGACATTCCCAATCTATTCAAATCAAAACTGATAGATATCGAGGATTTCCCATCTACATGGAATCAGGTCAGCAAGTCACAAACTTGACACCACAGGATCACACAGCCTGGTCTGACAGCTTGATTTCCATAGATCATGAACTCAACATAACAGAAACAAAATTTGATCTTGTTGGGGAAATAGATATCTCACCCCTTTCTGTAGATCAGGTGGTGTATCAGGTCAATCAAATTTTGGATCGTCGAACACAGGAATTCTTATCACACAATCAACTGCCAATCCGGGCATTTCTCAGCGGTGGTGTGGATAGCCTATTGGTGTACAGCTATTTGCAAAAATTTACAGATCAATACCAAATGGTAAAATGTCAACACGTTGATTATGATAGATTCTGGATGTTGAACTCTGGCACTTTGAAAAATCAATTTTGGGCCTATAATCAAATTCATCACTGGACAGAACCTTGTGTGTTAACGTCAGGAGCACCTGGAGATGAACTCATGCTCAGAAGTCCGGTCACAATTGATCTCTGGCTAAAGTTCCACAAGCAAAACATACTTGATTTACTAAATCAGCCCAAATATAAATCATCTCTACAGTATACTTATTTTAACAAGCATAAAAATATTGAAATATTTCAACAACAGACGCTGGACACATCCTGGAACCAATTGCAACTGCATTGGGGATTATGTAACATTGTTGTCAATGATTGGCAGCATTGGCACCTAGGCAATACTCTGACTTGGACGCCATTGAAAGATCTAGAAATATTTAAATTGTTTTTGAGATTACCTGTCGATCAGGCACTGGGTCAAATTCTCAACAGTGATATTTCGATTCAGCTGATTGAAAATAACAAACCTGGGTTATCGAAATTCATCAGTGATCAGAAAAACTCCAACAACTATATGTCAAATTTGTGTGATTTTTTATTGGTATGAGTTCTCCTCTTTGCAATGCACCATTTAGTCGAGTATTTTCCACAGCCACTAGCTATAGAAATTGTTGTGCCACCAACCCGCAAATTGTAAGTCTGAGTTCAGATTCTGTTGTAAAATGGTGGAACAGTTCAGAACTAGACAATTTTAGAAAAAAATTATATGGCAATCAGCTGCCCGAAGATTGTGCAGCGTGCTCAATCAGCGAAGAAGCTGGCGGCAATAGTTTCAGAACTGCACTTAATAAAATTCCTCATGTGAGTAATCAGCCAAATTCTTGGAATTTGGTATTTGGTAATATTTGCAATATTGCTTGTTGGACCTGTTCCGAAAGGTACAGCTCAACCATAGCACAGCAAAAACAACAAATATCAATTTTGCCACTTGATTTTCAAGATCCAAATGAGATTTTTTTGCGTCGCTGGCCAGATTTGCACGATTCTATAATTAAAAGTTACGATCACTATGATGTTATAACCCTTACAGTTTTAGGCGGCGAACCCACGTACAACAAAACTGTAATTGACTTTTTATCCGAGCTTGTTGAAAATGGATTGAGTCAACGAACCCGTCTTGAAATAACCACAAATGGTACAAAATTAAATACTCGGTTGTCAAAAATATTAGAAAAAAACAATTGGAATTACACCAGTGTGTTCGTCAGTGTCGATGCTATAGGTAAAAAAGCTGAATGGTTGCGTTACGGGAGTCATTGGAAGGATGTAGAAAACAGCATAGATTTTTACCAACAAAATGGTCATTATATTGAGTTACACACCGTTGCGAGCATGTTGAACATTTGTGATTTACCAGAAGTCCACGACTATGCTGAGTCTAAAAATATTAAACATACCATAAACTCGTTGTCACATCCTGCATATTTTAGATTGCAAAATTGGGATGGAGCCAGAGATTTTTTAAATCGCCAGGAGTTTGAATCTCGAAATCTAATCAAATACTACAATTCTTTATCGGAGTCTCCGGTTCCCGGAACCAAACAAAACATGGCATCGTACATTCAACAATTTACAAACAGAAAAAAACTGGCAGACTTTGATGTAAACTTGGCTAAACTTTTAGATTTACTGTAGAGATTTTTAAAAGATTATGGAATTTTCTGCCTGGTCCTGCAGCAGAATCTAGGTTGGATCTACAAATAGGAAAAAGTGCAAACATATTTAGGGATCGAGGGTTAAAGACCAAATCGGCCCTTTAATCCCCAGTAGTTTTGCTGTAGCTGTTCCGGGGTAAGTTTGATATTGTACAATTCCAAATTGGCCACATAGCCCCAAGGTTGGTCATTGGCTGATTGAATATTGCCCCACGCATAGTGATATTGTCCAGATACCGATTTTGCTATACCGGATCCAACTTGTTGGCCATTGATGTAAAATGTCTGACCTGCGGCATCACCTACAGTGGCAAATTGTGCCCAGACATCGCCATAGGCCGCCATGTTGTAGCCCGAACTATTAAATCCAGTGTTACCAGGAAGATTTTCCCACATGCCTAAAAAGTTGGTTCCTGTATTGACGAGTATTGCGTGACCACCTGTACCATAAGACCTAAGTAGCGTTCTAAAACCTGCTGTAGATGCCCTTACTCGTACCCAACTGATGTAGGTAAAGTTTGTAGGTATCTGTATGGTGGTCGAAACAGAGATAATAACCTGCCCCACGGCGCCGCAGTTAAAACACTTAACCCCACTCAGCGTGGTATAGAGGTTGCTGTTGCTTAAGGTATGAGTATAGCCATTGCCCGACAAGTCGTTCAAGGTAGTTCCTGCGCCACTATAACTTGAACTATTATTAGCATCAAGATACAGTATCAAGTTGGTGGGCATGACCCCGCCATCTAGCACTCTAGTTCCTCGGAGTGTAACACCTGATATGATCATTAGTTTAACCTATCAACTGATTTGGATCCAACCGTAACGCACAGTGACATTACCGCCGCTGGTGTTGTTGATACCAAAGTCAAATCTATTGGTAGTTGCACTGGGGGCAACACTGGATCGCACAATGGTATTTGACGTTCCTACGAACTGATTGGGTATGCTGGTAAAGTCAATGGGTGTGCCGCCACCTGTGTAGACCCAGGCGTATTGAGCACCCACAACAGGCACGTTGGTGTTGGTAACAGTAGCCGTGGCGTTCCAGGCCAAGATACCATTGGGAATATTGCAATCAACCCACATGTAGTAGGTCTCGCTGGGACTCACTGTGAAACTTTGTGTGCTATTGCCCACAGGCACTGTCCAGGAGCCGGTTACCTGGGTAGCAACTCCTGTTAATTCACTTCCATCACCTACAAATTTAACAGTTGATGATGTCTGTTTAATATTACCTATACTGTTGCCTGCGGCATTGAGGAACTGTATGGCCGTGGTGTTATCAGCTACAGGCCGTAAAGTCATGCCAAATTGAGTGCCAGCACCTGGATAACTGACGCCCAATGTGGAATACGATCCAACAGCTTGTGTGGCGCCTCCAAGTAGTGTAGTTCCGCCAGCTGACAATACACTATTAACACCAGTCATAAGAATATCACTGTTGGCTGGCAATGTAAAATTACCTGTATTGTCAAATGTATAACTATAACTGCCAGCTACTAAGGTCACATTGGCACTAGTTCCTTGAACATTGCCTGTGATACTAATGTTACCAATCAAGTTACCGGCTGTGATGTTGCCCGAGGTCGTGATTGTATTGCTACCATATGCGGCCAAGAATGTGGCCACATTGGAATTGCCATAAGTTGCTGGCAGGCCAGTCAATTGTGAGCCATTGCCTAAAATGTAGTTGCCAGTAATATTACCTGTACTTGATATAATAGTTACATTGCTAATACTATAACCTTGGCCATTGATATTAGCAGTTAAATTTCCATTAAATACCCCAGTGGCTCCGGTAGCTCCGTTACTTCCAGTGGCACCTTGTACGCCATTTGGTCCAGTGGCACCCGTTGGCCCATCTGCGCCATTTGGTCCTGTTGCTCCTTGTGGTCCTGTTGCTCCTTGTGGTCCTGTGGCACCCGTTGCTCCATCTGCGCCATTTGGTCCTGTTGCTCCTTGTGGTCCTGTGGCACCCGTTGCTCCATCTGCGCCATTTGGTCCTGTTGCTCCTTGTGGTCCAGTGGCACCCGTTGCTCCATCTGCGCCATTTGGTCCTGTTGCTCCTTGTGGTCCAGTGGCACCCGTAGGTCCGGTGGCACCGGATGGAGTACCTGTCAGCAGGCTGCCGTCGCCAAAGAAGTAAGGGGCTGTGACGTTACCAACCGAACTGATACCAATATTGGTTGTCCAGACATTGCCAGCGGAGTTGTATAAAACAGTTGCTATGTTGTCGTTGGCACCCACAGTAATACCAGCTCCGTTGGCACCAGCACCACTTGCAACGGTGTTACCAAGCTGAATGGTCAATGCGTCGGTGACAATGTCGCCCATATTGACAGTATTGCCGGTTACTATCAAATTGCCACCAACTGTTAAATCTGCAGTTAAATTTATGTATTGTGTATAAACAGTGTCCCAACGCTGGGCGGCACTGCCGAGATTTCTGACATTGCTGGTATTGGGCACCACATCCACATTGGCCACCACACGACCTGTGCCATTGGGAGCCAGGGTCAGGTTGCCATTGGTGTTGATGGTGAGTATGCGATTGTCCACCACACGCACATTGCTGCCCACAGGACCTGCTGTCCAAATTTGGTCAAAGTTGACATTGGTTTCGGTAAAGGCAGTGCGCAGTGGAGCGCCTGTGCCGTCGTTGGGTGCTAGACCGGTGTTGATAACTTGTTGGGTCATGTGGGATCCTTGATAACCTTTTGTGTTATTTATGGCAAACTTGGTGCCAAAACACATTGCAAACCCATTACAATTGCGCTACAATCAACTCATGCTGCTGATGTCAGCTATTTTATGAAAGGAAATATCATGCGTTTTAATCCTGAAACCAAGACTTTCAAAGTCTTTAATGCTCTCTACAATGGCGAAACATTGACTCCTGCCACTGCTTCCAAGCGGTTTGGTGTCAAGAACCTGTCGGCCGAAGTAAGCCGTGTGCGTCACGCTGGTTACTGTGTGTATGCCAATACTCGCAAGGCCGGTAATGGTGTCACTGTTACTGAGTACTCAATTGGTACTCCCAGCCGCAAGCTGATCGCTGCTGGCTACAAAGCTCTTGCATTAGGCATCGCCTAAATTCCCCTTCGCTGCCCGTTTCAATCCGGGCACATGTTCAAAAACCCTACTCCGCGTAGGGTTTTTGTTGACCTCAAAATCTGTTGACTGTACAATATATACATCTAAACATTGTGTGAAAGAGTGCTATGTTGAAACAACTGTTTGAACGTCTGGGCCGACGCCGTGTGATCATGGATAGGGTAAACGATGAACCTTATCTGGAACGGTATTACGTGTTCTTGAAAGACCGAACCTGGTTCCCGTTCAACATTTTTGTGCATCGGTTCCTCAAGAGTGACCCTACTGATGTGCATGATCATCCCTGGAGTTACTTTACCCTGATTCTGCGTGGTGGTTACTGGGAGTGGATTCCCATATTTGACCGCCAGGGAAAACGCATCAGCGAAGTGGCCAAATGGCGAGGCCCCGGTCACTGGAGATTCAGTCCAGCTGCCAGCTATCACAGAATTGAACTGGATCCTGCAGTGGAATGCTGGAGCCTGTTCATGCCCGGGCCACATCGCAAGGACTGGGGATTCTTGGTGCGCGGCGAGTGGATGCAGTGGCAGCAGTATTTGGAATCCAAATCAGTTAAATAATCAAACAACAAAGGAACACCATGTCAGACCAATCCAACTCTAAAAAAATCGAATTTGCTCCCGGCTGCTTTGATGAGTTTGAAGGTACCCAGGAAGAAATGGCAGAAATCATTGCACATCTCACCCAGTTGGCCGAAACAGGCCAACTAGAACTCATGAGTGAGCCTGTGGACATTGATGAGCTGATTGAAGAAGATCCTGAAATGGCTCGTCGCTTGGCCGACATTGTGACTGGCACTCAGACTCCCAGGAACCTACAGTAAACATGAATTCTCTAGACTTGGTGGTGGTATTTTTTCTAGGATTGGCCGTGGCACACTGGTTGTTTTGGCGGATCATGCGCCAGGTTCATGATCATGTGCAGGCCCGATTGGATTTTTTGCAACAACACACTATTCCTATACATATAGAAGTCGACGGCAAAATGATTTACTGCTACAATACACAAACACAGGAATTTCTCTGTCAAGGCACCACTGTTGAACAGGCACAAGCAGCATTTCAGACTAGATATCCCGAATGCTGGGGCATAGTGCACAGTGGTGATGCTGGCATTATTCAACAATGGGCACAATTGGCAAAGGCACAACATGAAACTGGCAATCACATCTGACGTACATTTGGAATTTGGCGACCTTGACATAGTCAATACAGAATCAGCTGATGTGTTGATCTTGGCCGGCGACATCTGCGTGGCTGCAGACATCCTGGATCTCAACGCACCGGGATTCATGGGGCTGGGTCGCGCTACCAGAATTCGCGAATTTTTCAATCGCTGTGCTAGTGAATTTCAGGATGTGATCTTGATCATGGGCAACCACGAACATTATCACGGTGACTTTGCTACCACTCAGAGCCGACTGCAAACCATGTTGACTCAAGAAGGCTTGAATCGTGTGCATCTCTTGGAAAAGTCTTCGGTAACAATCAAGGGCGTGGTATTTTCGGGAGGTACCCTGTGGACCGACATGAACCGCAGTGATCCTGACACCATGATACAGATTGCAGATGCCATGAATGACTTCCGACAGATCGAAAACAGCAATCGTGTGGTGAGCTATCGTGTTCAAGCCGTTCAGGGCATGGAGACTCGCAACCGACCTGGCAGGCTCACGCCCACCGATGTGGTGGTTGATCACACAGCCTGCTTGGATTACTTTGAGTCAGTGGTGGATTCGCAGCCCACAGCCACTCATGTGATAGTGGGACATCATGCACCCAGTGCACTCAGTGTGCACTCACAGTATGCTGGCCAACACGCCATCAATGGTGGCTATCGGTCCGAGCTGGATCTATTCATTCAGCAACGATCCCAGATTCGACTGTGGTGTCATGGTCACACTCATCATGACTTTGACTATGAGATTGGCAGTACCCGTATTGTATGCAATCCCCGGGGCTACAAAGGCTACGAAGCCCGTGCCGATGAGTGGCAGTTGAAATATGTTGACATCTAGTATCGCATGATAAAAAAATTTCTTGCACGAATATTCAGTGAAGTGCTATACTGTGTGGGTGACTGGGTCAGCAGACCCATGAATTGGTTTGACTGGGCCTGGTTGTATCCAGTGTACAGTTGGCTCATGATTGCCAGCAGCAATGTTCAAGACTGGGCCGGCAATGATCAGCCCTGGGGCAAAATAAAGGAACAAGAATGAAAGTATATAAATCTGGCTATCGCTATCATTGGGTGAGTCCTTACACCATTCTCAAAACTGTGTGTTTTTGGGAAAAGGACGATGATGTTTTTTACAACCTTGAAGATGTACCCGGGCACAAGTATACCAAATGGGTCGATCGTCTCAACCCCATCTGTGTTGCACTACAAAAGTTTTTGGACACAATACATCCTAAAATCAATTATATAAAAATTGACAAATACGACACCTGGAACATGGACTCTACCCTGGCCGACATTGTGTTGCCCATGTTGAGACAATTGCAAAAAGAAAAACACGGTGCCCCTTTGGTAGCGGATGAGGATGTGCCCGAGGGCCTGGGTCTGCGCAGCGCAGAAGCACCCCCCAAAGAAAATGAGTGGGACACAGACGAAAACTGGTTCAAGCGGTGGGATTGGGTCATGGGCGAAATGATCTTTGCGTTTGAACACAGGTTGGACGACTCTTGGCAGGATGCCTTCCGCTCGGGCGAAATTGACTGGAAAACCAAGGCCTGTGCCTGGGATGAAAACGGCAAGCCCACCTTGTATCAATCTGTGGACGGACCCAACCACACTTATCAATGCGACTACGAGGGCATGAAAAAAGTTGAAGATCGCATACAAAATGGATTCAGACTGTTTGGAACATACTATCAAAGCCTGTGGGATTGACCTTGACAGATTCAGAGGATCTCAACCCACCGCCTGTCAGCAACTCGGCCAAGGGTCGCAACAGCTTTGATATCTCTGTGGGCAATGATCTGGTGCACTTTTTCAATCGCAATGTCACGCCCTATGCCACCGAAGCCGGCGGGCACCGGTTTGATCTGGTGCCGGTGGAAAAGCAAAAAGACATCATGCTGAATGTGGCACGACTGCATGCTCAACAGGAATACGACCGAATCATGCAGCTGGTGTCAGTGCTGCAGGCCCAGGCAGCCAGCATACAACGCAGACTCACCATCACAGACGCAGTGCATGGGGCCCAATACAGTTTTCAAATTGCCCATGGCAACACCTACTGGTTGGTGTATGACACCAGAAAAAACATCACCAGACTGGTCATGAACGGTCCTGAAGACTGGAGTGCTGGCCCACACGAAGATTACAATTACCTGGCCCAGGTTCGTTGGTTGGGAGACCACACCTGGATCGAAGTCGACAACCTAGGAAATCCTGTACCATGACTATGACACTTGGCTATTCTGCGTTCTCACCCCAGGCTTGGTCTGATCGGTCTCTCAAGAAGCCTCAGCTCACAATCAATCAGCGTGGTTACAATGTTTGGCGAAAGCAGTGCATTTTTGACATGCTCAAGGGCCAGAGCATGGGCGAAAGTTTTTGCAACTATTTTTGTACCACGGACTATTTGTTGCTGCATCAAAAGAGATCTGCTGCCTGGACAGAACAATACATAAAGAAAACCTATGTTGCTTGACCCACCCCTGGAATACCTGCGTGATGCTGTGAGTTTTTCACATGCCATGGAAATTTCCAAACCCTGGGGCATGATCGAACAAGTGCTGGACTGGTGCAAAATGGCACTCAGCGAAGACTGGCGTTGGCAACTGGTGGAATCCAGTGCGCCCGATCGCTTGGGCAGGTATATTTTTTATTTCGACAGCGAACGCGACTACATGACCTTTGCCTTGCGTTGGCGTTGACAACACTGGGTGGTTTTTGTTAAACTTGTGATTTTAGTGAGGTAGCATCATGCTTGATAGACTTTTTATGCATACTCGGCCCGTGGTGCCGTTTGATCCTGCAAATTCTGCACATCGTCGTGCAGTCAACACCTATATCCGTACTGGTGGGTGGGGTACCACACCCATGAGATTTTTGTTGGAAACACCATACCTAGATGTGCCCAACATGGTGAGCAGTCGCTTGTTGAACTATTATTTGAGCCGTGAATTCAAACAAGTGGAAGAATCCCAGGAAACTGTTGCGAATTAACAACAATCGGCTGGTTGACCAATATTGTATTTTTTGGTATAATTTTAAGCTGTTATATCATTAATACGAAAGGCCCACATGATTCCAGTGTACGAAGAGGTTGTGCGTAAGCCCAACAAACTTAAAAATCTTAATCCTCTTAAAAATACCATTGCTACAGTAGTAGATTTAGAGTCACGAGTCAACGAACTTAACAATTACCGGGCGTGGCAAAAGTTAATTGCAGAGTATAAAAAGCAAAGTATTTTTCTGAACCCTAAACTTCGCCCGATGATCAAAATGGTCAAACTTGGTCTGTTGGAAATTGACGAAGATATTCAACGGGCGCTGGATACCGGTCATTGTACTAAAAAGATCGCGGCGCTTGAAACTTTTGATCCTCGGTTACTGCAGGTAGTATATTGTATCAAGGCTCCTGGACTAGAAGTTTATCATGCAGTAGATGGCCAACATACTGCTACTACACTTGCCGCACTCGTTGACGGTGGTGTGTTCGAGGGTGAAACTAACTGGCGAGAAATTGAAATTCCTGTGTTGTACATTGAGACAGACAGCAAGGCGTTTGCTCGCAAGGCCTTTGCGTTGATCAACGGCAAGGGCAAGAAAAAGATAAGTCCTTGGTATGAACACCGAACTAAAGTTATGTCTCGTCGTATCGACGACAGCGACGACGAAGAAGATATTGTTGCCGAGCGCAAGCAGACCATTTGCGAAAAATACGATTGCTACCCAGTTGATGAAGATAGTCCTTATGCTGACAAGTATCCTGGCACTTTTACTCATATGCAGGCATTCAACATGTCAGACGAAGCATTGGAAATGGCGTGCAAGTTTCATAACAAGTATTTTCATTATGACCCAATTAATGGTTCCTTGTGGTTTATGATGTCTGATATCAAGGCTGGGTTTGATGCTGCCAACATCAAAATCACAGAAAAGTTCTTGGGAGAAATTGCAGGATTATTGCAAGGATGTTTTGCAGGACTTGCAGAATTCCATGCGGCAGTACATCGTGCTCATCGTTTGTGGGGTAAAAAAGTCTACAACATTGAAAAATTCCCTTGGCAGGATGATGCTATTGCAGTAGTATTGTTGCACATGTATCAACGCATGGGCGGAACACAACAGCTACCACAACACATGTTGGACCGTTTTGAAAAGATCATGGACTTTGTAGACGATGATATCAAGGCTTTGTACGAAAAGGTATAACATGAATTTTTATATTCTTCCTGGCCCGTTTCGTGTGGGATTTGGCATCACTGGTAATCACGAACGTAGAGCCAAAGACTATACCGGAGCATGGGGAGGTGAAGCAGTATTTAAATATGTGTTTGAAGGACCCCCGTCTCACATCAAACGATTAGAAAATATTATCAAGACCATGCATTCTGACATGCTATGGAAGTTAGATGATTGGGAAACCGAATGGTTAGACAATGGGTGGACTCCGGAGCAGTTACTGGAATTTATTGAAGAAATCATACAAGAGCGCCATCTCAGAATTGTAAAAATTCGATAATTTTTGTTGCACAAAAACAACACTTCAAGCCCTGAAATTTCAGGGCTTTTTTGTGACTTTTTGCTACACTTTTGTGACAGTTTTATTACAACAAATCACTTGACCAAAATTGGCTTTTTCGGTTATAATACTAACATGATGAAACGCAAAAGACGACAAGACACACGACATGCGGTGTACTGCATCACCAACTCAGTGACTGGTGATCAGTACATTGGCATCACTGTATGCGGACAGCAGGTGCAACGAGCACTGAAAATTCGCATTCAGAAGCATGTGCGCCGGGCACTTACCGAAAACAAATCGTGGGCTTTGTGCAACAGTATTCGCGAGCATGGTGTGGATGCACACACCTATGGTGTGTTGGAATTCGTGCGCGGACGCAAACCTGCGCATGCTCGCGAACGCGAGCTGATTCGTGCCTATTCTCCGGCGCTGAATTCGCACTAAAACGGTTGACCAAAAAACACGATTTCGGTTATAATAACAGTATTGCAAACAAAAAGGAGTAGGAAATGGAACAGCTCGGCACTATTCAGCAAATCAATTCTGCCATCATGTTTGGTAATCTAACCAACACTGAATTGTCCAGTATCATTGATGCCGTCAAATTTGCTCGTGCTCAGATTACCAAACGACAGACCCGTAGTCTGCATGTTGGCGACTCTGTCAAGTTTACCAGTAACCGTGACGGTGTTACCTACACTGGTGTCGTGAACAAAGTCAAACAGAAATTTGTCTTGGTTCGCACCAATGCTGGCATGTATAACGTGCCAGCCAACATGTTGGAAGCCGCATAAAACGGTTGACCAAAATACACAAATTCGGTTATAATACTAGTATTGTAAACAAAAGGGAGTTCCAAATGCGTACACCAACTATTATTGATGGATTACGAAATAGCCAAAAATTTCGTGTGATTTTCAAAGGCGATGGCAGTGAAAATGACATTGGAATGTATCTGACTGTTAAGCAAATGAGTGACCAATTTGCCACAGTCAATGCCCGCAGCCTGTGTTGGGAAGCTCTGGAAAAATTGTCATGTGAGCGACAACTGGCTAAAGCAACTCGCAAACCTATCCCAACAGGTCTTGGCATCACGATCCGTGGTCGGCAGATTCAAGTCGATCTGGTGTAAAACGGTTGACCAAAAAACACGATTTCGGTTATAATACTAGTATTGTAAACAAAAAGGAGTAGGAAATGGCATATTTTAGTCAGGAAAAGAAAGCAAAGATTGCCCCAGTTGTAAAAGCAATCTGCAAAAAGTACAATATCAAGGCCACTCTGGCAGTTCGAAATCACATGACCCTGGTGCTAAACATACGTCAAGGCGAAATTGACTTTGTTGAAAACTTCATCGAAACTGACAGCCGGGTCGCACATGGTCGAAAAATGTCCCAGGACCAAATCGACTACATACGCCGAAATCGTTCAGTGGATGTGAACCCTTACTGGTTTCACGAACACTTCTCAGGTCAAGCCCGGGCATTCCTGACAGAAATCATGGCAGCCATGAACGCAGGCAATCATGACCATAGTGACATTCAAACCGATTACTTTGATGTGGGCTGGTATGTGGATGTCAATATTGGTCGTTGGAACCAACCTTACGCACTTGTGAAATAATTTCTAACCCAGGAGTATATCATGATCAAACTTGTAGCGGCTTTTGTTTTGGGCATTGTGGTAGCCACAGTGGGCCTGTCTGGAATTGCGCAAATTGCAGATTCAGGCATTGAGGTAATCAAGACCCAAAGCCAAAATCTCAGCCGAAATGGACAAATCCCAGAATCTCGTTGAGTAGAAATCGGTTGACACCAAACCCAATTTCTACTAAACTGTAGATATGTTGCAAACTGCAGCATGTGTTTTTAACTTAACTTTAATAGGCAACTTTGAAAGGCAACTTTATATGACAACCGAAAAAATGTTCACCGTGGCTGGTACCGCTAAAAACGCAGATGGTACTGCGAAAGCTCGCTTTGCCAATGACTTGGTAGCACGTATCAAGATCTTGAACAAGGCCGGCTGTACCGACATCAACTTGGTGGAACTGCCCCAGGCCATGACCAAGCTGGAGGCACTCAAGCACCTGCAGAGCTTGGGCATGACTTCAGGTGATGCTGGCTATGCTGTGGCCAATAAACTGGCTGAAAAGACTCGCATTGCCAAGCGCGGCGAAGTCAAGGTGGCAGGTGCAAAAATTGCAGCTACCGAAGAGCGCAACTGGACCAAGGTCGAAGTCTAACGCTTGACTTGGTAACACACAAGTGGCCCCTGGGCCACTTTTTCATGGCCTGATGTTTTGGCATAACTAATGCATGTCCAATTCCTCCCGACCTGGGGAACCGTTATTCTTGGTCATATCCCGGGTGCCACAAATTCGTGTTCAATTTGGTGAATGGTTAGCAGCCAATCGCAACGCACACGCACGAATTGAAGATCATAGACTGCAGATCATGGATCAAAATACCCTGAACCTGTTTACAGTGACTTGGACACATGGCTGGGATGATGTTGTGATCTGGGACACTTGGCTGCGTCGCCATATCTAGACCTTTTGGCCAATGCTAATTTGACTTCATGATTTGTTGCAGTATAATTACTCTACATGCTGACATACCGTATCACACCTGGTCGAGATTTGCTAATTTACGACTATCACGAGGCCTTGATTGCAGCCGGCACCAGCGAGCTGGAATCACCACTGCATCAAGATCAAGCCATGGAATCATTTTTTGGGAATCGCCAGGTTCAACATCTTGTGCGGAACCCCGACACCTATGACAATGATTTGAAGTCAGCCGTGGCACAGGGTGTGGAAGTTTTAATAGTAAAAAAGGAAAACCCATGACACAACACGAAACCATTGTGGCTGCCTACGAAGCCTACATCGCCGAAAACGAAAAATTCACCACCAAGGGTGTGAAAGCCGCTGCTGCCCGTGCCCGTAAAGCTCTGCAGGAAATGAGCAAAGGCATCAAAGAGCGCCGCAAAGAAATCACAGCTGAGAAAGAAGCTTTAGCTGCTGCCAAGGCTGAATGAGTTTGGACACAGACACCATCACTGTGGACTTGTCTGCAGACCGCTACCAGTCACTTGGTCAGTCCATGAACTCCAGTTGGCCCACCGGCTCGGGGCATCCGGCAGTTGGCGTAGTCTATGCCAATTCTGCGGTCACCACCGGTTTGTCTGTTACTGGTAACTATACCCTTGGTACCGGTGGCTACACCTTTAGTAACACTGTTGACCCCTCTTTCAGTAATGTAAAAGCCGGTACCTTGACCCTCCAGGGCCAGGAGGCCGACATCGAAATCAACGGTGTCAGTCTCATGACAGTGTTGCAAGGTATTCAGGAACGATTGAACATCTTGCAGCCAAATCGCACACTTGAAGCAGAATGGCATCAACTGCAGGAACTGGGCGAACAGTACCGAGCACTGGAAGCTGAGTTGTTGGAAAAACAACGCATGTGGTCGCAGCTGAGTGCCCGCCCGCCCAAACCAGATTGACAAATATCTTCCGAGCTGTTACAATAACAGCTAGAGAGTTAACTACTGAGTTAATGGTCAAAAACCAGCCAAATTAGCGTATCTAAAACTCAAATTGGCATCACTTGCTAAGTAAAATTGAGTGTAGCAACAACAATCTGGCTAACAATGCGTTTAGTGGATGATTTCAAATCAAAGGCTATACCCCAGTCGGGGCTGCAACCGGCATATAAATCAGCAGCAGAATTGTTTGCCGTTCCTGAAAGGAAACGGCGTGTTTGCAAGAAGCTCGGGTGAGGCTTCTTTGTTGACAACTGACGTGGCAGGGTTGGATAGTATTCAGCCTGGCTCATGCGAGTTGGCCAATCAGGCCCGAGCGAACTCCGTGTGTCACTGCGCCGTCGGTTGTGTATTAACCGTCTGAAAAGACACTGGAGGATAAACATGTCACAATATCAACAATTCAACCCTGCAAGAATTGCCGTCTGGATAGGACTTGCACTCAAAGTTCTAATCTTGATCATGGCAGCCGGCATTGTTTTTTCTGTGTTGACAGCTCGGTTTGGTCATCTCAAAAGCACCAGCAACGCACCACTGCCACAGCATGCATCGGCACAAGACCGCATGCAACAACTGGAATGTCTCACCAGAAACATCTACTGGGAAGCAGCTTCTGAACCTTTTGAAGGCAAAGTGGCCGTGGCTCAGGTCACCATGAACCGAGTGGAGTCGGGCCGATTTGCTGATTCTGTGTGCGGTGTTGTGTATCAAAAAAATGTTTTTTACGAGCGAGTGGTTTGCCAGTTCTCATGGTACTGCGAAGGCACACACAGAGTCAAGCCCGTTCATGCTCCACTATGGCGTGAAAGTGAAGAAGTGGCCAAGCGAGTGCTGTTCGAAGGTCTACGCTTGCCCAGCATGAAGACGGCGCTGTACTATCACGCAACCTATGTGAATCCCTCCTGGGGCAAACCGCGAATTGGACAAATTGGACAACATATTTTTTACGGAGATCGCACATGAAATTCTGGAACAACGCCACTGACATCATGAATGAGTTTTTGAACACACACCTGCCACGGATTTCAGCTGATACCCTGGGTTGGTTGGCTGCGGTGGTGATTCACTGTGCCACTATTCCCACTCTCTTGGCCTTGCTGACCGGACTCAGTGACAACACACCCAACCTGGACATAGTGTTGTTTGCCTGGAGTGGCCTGGTGTTGATGTTTGGTCGTGCTGTGGTGCTCAAGGACAATCTCAACATCATCACAATTGGCGTGGGATTCATGGTGCAGGCCGGGATCATGGCTGCTATCCTGTTCAAATAATGGGTTGACACCAAAATCCCAATTTGTTATAATAAAGCATGAATCATTACAGGATATCGCAATCATGACCATGCATCTTTGTGGACCAGCCTTGAGCCTAAACGGTCGGAAAAAAGGTCGGCAGAAATTTCGCAACGCCGAAGAAGCACGCCGAGCCAGAGAACTAGCAGCTGACTGGCAAGAGCTCAAAAACAAGTGGGAAGTCACTGCTGAAGACAAAAAGCGTCGTCGTGCCCTGACTGCTGAGCCGTTGACTTATCAGTTGACCACTCCTGTGGGTAGAACCAATACTGCTCACATTCCCTCGCGAGACACTGGACATTCGGGTGCAGTTGCCAGCAAGCCGGTGCCACAGTACACCGGCACTGCCATGATTGGCGTGGGGGTCATGCACAAGAGCAATTCTGTGCCTATTTTTTCAGACCAAGAAGCTGTGGAAATCAGCCGCATGCGTCGAGGTTGACGTGAAGATCACATGCGCTGGCTCCACTATGACGGACATCCAGATCGTGGCTGGGCGAACACCCAACCTGGCTGGTATGAATGTGCAGTGAGAGTGGGCACAGATCATGACCATCAAAAACGAGCAGAAATTCTGGACTGGATCTATCACAACATTGAATTGTGTGAGCGCCATGCCAGGTGGATTCATTCTGACTCGGTCATGCATGTAAAATTCCGATACCAGCGTGATCACACTTGGTTTGTGTTGCGGTGGGGCAGAGCATGAAGCATTTTGAATTTTGTGATCGACAGCACAAACCCCTGTTGTGCATGATCAACGATGATCGTTGGTTTCAGGAAAATCTCCCGGCATTGACTGTGTGGTGTGAACGAAATGGTGCTGTGATACATGACCATGAACCTGACATGATTCTTATGCCCGACATGGCCACTCGAACTCTTTTTACCTTGACCTGGGGCGAATGAAAATCATGAAAACTCTGGCATTTGTGATCTTGTTGGCCATGTGCAGCTGGG